CGCACGATGCCGGAGCTTGAGAGCAACCACATCCTGCAAATCCGGCGCGATGTGCCCGCAGAACTGGGCCGCTGGAACGAAACCAGAAAGCGTTTCGAGTTCCACAACGGCTCGATGATCGTCTTCCAATATTTGGAGCGCGACAACGATTGCGAGCGCATCCAGGGCGCTGAAATTCACTTTGCCGGTCTGGACGAGGGCGGCCAGTTAAGCCCCTACCAGATCAACTACATAAAAAGCCGAAACCGGCTTGGCAGCTTCGAGGCCAAGCAGCCCGAGTATTTCCCAAGATTCGTCGTTACGGCGAACCCCGGCGGACAAAGCCACAACTATCTAAAATCCATATACATTGACGCAGCGCCGCCGGGGCAACTTTTCTACGATCACACGATGGTCGATCCCGACGACCCCAAGGACAAGGGCTGGACGACGCTGTTCATCCCCAGCCGCATAGAGGACAACAAGTATATCGACGCTGGCTACCGCGCCTCCCTGAGCGGCCTGCCAGAAGAGCTGGCACGCGCCCTGCGCGAAGGCGATTGGGATTTGGTCGTCGGCGCGTTCTTTGGCGACGTGTTCCAGAGAGACAAGCACGTCATCGAGCCGTTTAACATCCCGGACAACTGGGTGAAGTTCCGCGCGTTCGACTGGGGTTCAGCAAAGCCGTTTTCCGCTGGCTGGTACGCCGTGGCGCAGCATGACGACCGCTTCCCTGATGGCGCGATTATTCGCTACCGCGAATGGTATGGCGCGGCGGGGCCGGATCGCGGCCTGAAGATGACGGCAGAAGAAGTGGCGGCGGGCATCCGCTCACGCGAGCGTGGCGAGAAAATCGACTATGGGGTGGGCGACCCGAGCGTATGGAAGTTCGACGGCGGCCCATCAATCGGGGAGCGCATGTCAAAATTTGGCGTGCGCTGGCGACGCGCTGACAACAGCCGCATCGCTGGGTGGGACCAAATCAGGCAGCGGCTCATGGGCGATGACAATGTGCCCATGCTCTACATCTTCAAGACCGGCACAGAGTTAATCCGCACGCTGCCAGGGCTGCGGCATGACAAGCATCGTTTTGAAGACATCGACACGACGATGGAAGACCACGCGGCTGACGAGTTGCGCTACGCAATGATGAGCCGCCCGTACACGCGAAAAATTCAAACCGTGGATGACGACGATCCTTGGCGGCCCTCAACGCTGGATGAGTTGCTGGCCGCAAGCCCGGCGCCGGGATACTCCGAATATCCGGCGAGGATGTTTTGATAAATGCTTCCACAGAACATGATGCAGCAGCAGTTGTTGGCTCAGGCGCTGCGTGCGCCCCAGCCGCGCCCAGAAGTTTTTGCCGATGATCCATTTGCGAACGCTCGCCCTCTACAACCCGGCGAGTTCCGCGAAAACCCTGATGGCTCACGCAGCACAGAGATCACGATAACTGAGCAAATCGACGAGAGCGGTTTTGCCAACATCCCAACTTTATGGATGGTCGATGGCGAAATCCGCGAGTTCACGGCAGATGACGCGGTGCAAGCTGCTCGCAGTTTTGAGCGTCGTGCCGCTGCGCGGTTTCCGCGTTTTGCAAACGTGAAGGATGCGTTAGTCGAGGCAAGGGGCCGCAGCGATGCCGGTGGCGCGTCCTCTGGCCCGCTCGCAATCCCGCGCCGCTGATGCCACGCCCCGCAATCGGCGCCAACACCTATCGCGCCGCAAAGAAAATCAAGCGCCCCGGCCGCCACAAGAAGAGCGTCAAGCGGCAAAAGTCATTCTTCAACCCACCGCAGAAACGGAGCCAATGATGCCAGGCAAGCCGGGACTTTACAAAAACATCCAGAATAAGCGGAAGCGCATTGCCCGCCAGAAAGCCGCTGGCAAGACACCGGAGCGTATGCGCAAGCCGGGAACCAAAGGTGCGCCGACCGCAGCCGCGTTCCGCGCTGCCGCCAAAACGGCACGCAAGCCTAAGCGCCGCACGAAACGTGGCTGAATACAAGGGGCGCAAGGTGACGCTGAACAAGCCGCGTCGCATCCGAAAGGGCCAGCCGTCCTACGGCAAAAAGAAGTCCGAGGTGTTTGTAAAGAACCCCAGCGGTCGCGTCGTGCGCGTCACCTTTGGCGATCCCAACATGACGATTAAGAAAAGCAATCCCGAGCGTCGCGCAAATTTCCGCGCACGCCACAACTGCGACAATCCCGGTCCAAAGACCAAAGCCCGGTATTGGTCGTGCAAGGCATGGTAAATGGCTGACAGCTACGAAGACGACCTGGAGCCGAAGGGCAAGCGCGACCGCGCTGACTTCTGGCTGAAGAAGGTCAGCTATGCGCGCAACTATGAGCAGCAGTGGCGCAACCGCTCGACTGCGCTTGTGAAGCGGTATCGCGATGACGATTACGCTCGCCAGGAGCGCGTCACCCGAATGAATATCTTTTATTCCAACGTCGAGACGCTACAGGCCGCGCTTTATTCTGGCGCACCGCGCCCGCGCGTCATTCGCCGCTACCGCGACCAAGACCCGACGGGCCGTCAGGCTGCCGAGATAATCGAACGCGCCCTGGCCTATCAAGCGGAGCAGTACGATCTCGACGGCGAACTGATTAGCGCCATCCGCGACTACCTGATCGTCGGCCGTGGCGTCGTCCGCGTTGTCTACAGCCCGACCGTCATGGAGGGCGACAACCGCGAAGCGGTCAACATGCTGCCGATGTTCAATGACATCGGGCAGCAATCTGGCGTCCAGTATATGCGCGGGCCGCAAGGCGACGCCGTGGACGAGAGTCTGATTGAGTTTGACGAGACGGGCGCACCCTTCACGCGCGGCGAAGCCTACGAATACATCGCTGACCAGGCATACCGCTGCGAGTATGTGCATTGGCAGGACTTCGTAATCGAGCCAAGCCAGCGTTGGGCAGACGTAAACTGGATCGCCTTTCGTAAGCTGATGACCCGCGCCGACCTGATCGAACGCTTTGGCGCTGCCAAGGGCAACCGCATTCCGCTAACGCACGAATACGACGACGCGGACACAAATTACAGCACAGAAGACACCAGCCAGCCGATGCGGGCTGAGTGCTACGAAATCTGGGACAAGCGCAGCGGCAAGCAGATATTTGTGGCGACCGGCTTTGCCGAGATACTCGAAGAGGCCGAAGACCCATACCAGCTTGACGGTTTCTGGCCTTGCCCAGAGCCGCTCTACGCAATCAAGACGACCGACAGCACGATCCCGGTGCCTGAGTTCTTCGAGTACGAGGATCAGGTCAACGAACTCGACATCATCACGCAGCGCATCGCGGTTCTGACCGAGGCGCTGAAGCGTCGCGGCGTTTACGACAGCAGCTTTGCAGAACTGACACGCTTGGCAGACGCAAACGACAACGAGTTCATTCCCGTCGATAACTACGCGATGATGCAAGGCAGTGGCGGGCTTGCAGCAGTTATGCAGGAAGCTGACCTTGGCACGCTGATCCAGGCGCTGAACCAGCTTTACAACCAGCGCAGCGCGGTGATTCAGACGATCTACGAGGTCACCGGCATCTCCGACATAATGCGTGGCGCAAGTGCAAGCCGCGAGACGGCGACCGCGCAGCGCATCAAGGGTCAGTTTGGCGCGTTACGCCTGACGAACCGCCAGCGTGGCATCGAGCGTTTCATTACCGCGCTCTATGCCATCAAGGCTGAGATGATCGCGGAGAACATCGAGCCGCAGCTTCTGGCGCAGATGACCAATCTGCCGGTCAGCCCGCAAGTCGCTGCGCTCATGGAGAGCGACCGCCTGCGTGGCTTCCGCTTGAACGTCGAGACCGAAGACAGCCTGGCCGTGGACAGCGCGACCGAGCAGCAGCGCCGCGTCGAGTTCCTGACCGCAATGGTGCAATACATTCAGGCCATCGGACCCATCGTCAGCCAAGGTGCGCTGACGCTAGATCAGGCTAAGTCGTTCCTGCTGTTCGCTGCGCGTGCATTCCCCGGCGCACGCGAACTTGAAGACGCGCTTGAGGCTATCGGCACGCAGCCGCCGCCGCCACAGCAGCCTGACCCGGCTGACAAGCTGGTGGAAGTCGAGGCCGCCAAGGTGCAGGCGCAGACCGCCAAGGCGCAGGCAGATGCACAGGTGGCGTT